GAAGTGGGTGGGAAAGATATTCCAGGAGCCCCAATGCTCAATCCAACAAATTGAGTTAATCCACCCCCTATCTCCCTCTTAGGGGTGGCATTGCTCCGACGACCGCCCAGTTGCCGCCTCTAGGCTTCCGGTGTGGGGACAGGACCCGGTCCGGACTCCTAGGATGTTTGCGCCACCCCCACACCTTCCAGGACCCACACTGACAGATCACCCACCACATCTGGCCCTGTCCAAGTGGCCTAGGCTCCGCACACATCCCCCTCCCTTAACGGACAAACCGAGGAAATGTCCCAGCACCACGCAACTGATGCTGGAACACTCTCAGAGAGCGGGGTAGTTGGACTATCTTCAGTTGAGGGGGGCTGGAGGGCCCAGATGCCCTAAGGGTGTGGTACAACGTCACACCCAACCCACTGTGGGGCCCAAGTCCACAGCAGGGGCATCCTCCCCAAGGGTCACGGTTTACCGTACCTGCTACCCTCCTATATTCTCAACTGAAGACGCGGATAACCTGAAGTGGGGCTGCACGGGTGAGCCCCGTCCACCTAGGATTGGCAACTGCTCATAGCCGCAGCTATGACGAGGGCGCTGAGTTTTGGAGCTGGGCTGCGGCCCGTCTCAGCGCCCTCAACTCCCCACCCAAGATGTAAGCTGGGTGGGGTCCCCGCTGGTCCCTCAAGAGCCCCTCAACGCGTAGCTGCTCACTGGGCTCGATGGTAGTGGCCATATAAAAAGATGACCTAAGCCCATCGGCCGGGACCTGATCACCTGTCCCGACACAAGCTTCAGCAGCTATAAACCACAGTCGACGGTCCTGCGACTCGTCGACCCCGAAAGATGGATCAGACCAGGACAAAAGGTAGCGTGCCCATTCCTCATAAACAGGCAAGCCTGAATATAAGGACATGAAGCAAACCGCCATTGTCCTGGCCTTTCGGTTAGTGGCGCGTTGCCCACTCACAATCTTAACGGTGTATCGGTCCATCGCAAGTGGTCTAGGCCACTCGCGAATGGCACGAACATCACCAGACTGAGACCGAATGACCCTCGTTGAACAGTATTCCAGCTGTTCCAGATACAATGCTTTTGACACCTTCAGCTGGAATCCGACAGCGAGAGCCTTTGATGTTATAACAGCCTCAAGCCGGGTGATGTCGTCAACATCCCCAAATATGACTGCGTCGTCACCTTCGACAACCAAGTCAAAAGACCTGCCTGCCAAAAATGACAACACAGTCATCTGTATGAGGGTGTTGCCTAGAGCGGTGTTCACGTCACCACTCATTCTACCACCTTTAAGAGTGTAAGTGGTACCGAACTTGCCACATCCCCGATTGCGACGCTGACAACGCAACAACCAGCGAAGCAATCGGCAGTTGGGAAAACTGCTCTCGTAATACAAAGATTCCAAGAGCAGCATTTCAACTGTAACGTGGGCGTCGAAGCGTGAAGCGTCCACGTTAAGTGCGGCAGGTCGGGGGTTCTTTGACCACAGCTCCCAAAGTAGGGCAGCACGAGCATCGGGTGTTAAGCCTTTGCTCGTGTGACACCTACTAGCGTTCACGTGATTGAACGCCCTATAGAACGCCTCCTCATATGCCAAAATAAACCGACCCAACACAAGGTTGAAACGAGGGCCACGATATTGTATGGCTCGGGGCGCCTTTTCAGCAGGGTCCTCCGCAAAAACTTTTTCAACCTTGAGAAACATTGACACTCTCGCGTCAATGCTTCCCAAGGGCTCCTGGCGGAGAGACTCTGCTGCTGGGACATACAAGGCAGCCCCATGACGCACAACCATGTGTCGGAGGGTCTTTGACAAACTCCACGGAGTCAATCTGCCTATAAAGGACAACACAATAGAGCAGAGTGCATGGCCGTGGAGTTGGAGGCGCCCCATAGAATGGGGCCGTGGTTGAGGGGTTTGCATCAAGACCCTATTACGCAAACATACAATCTCGTTTTCCCAGCAAACGAGATGCACATTCACAGTACGGGTCTCAAGAGGCAATAACCCCTCAACATCAGGGAAAAGGGACTGGATGCGAGTGGACTGGGGGCGTCTACCATAATAGCCATAACGGATGGTGGCGCCAACCCTAAGAGGCTTAAATGGGCCCCTAGAGATGACACCACCAATCACCACTCCAGCAGTCGGCATGCTGGTTTGCATGTCAACACTAGAGTGCATGGCCACCATGGCAGACGCACCTAGCCCCATCGCAACACCACCTCGAAGGGCAGGCGCCGATGAGCCCCCCCCAACCAACACCCAATGGCAACGGCCCCACAAAAGAGGCCTGCCCCACCAGCACAAAGTGCAATGGGACGCCAGTAGGCGCTGAGTTGGTCCAACCCCAACGACTGCTCATAATTTAGCAGTCGCCAAGGGGTGAAGAGCTCATGAGCGCGCCCCTCGACGTAGTGGGCGTGCCGAGCCTCGTGGAGAGCAACGGACCACGGTCGAACACGCCCCAGTTCCAATTCAACCCTGAGGTCAAACCAGAGCTCATCAATGAGGGCAGACAACCAGGGAGCTCTCACAAGACAATCAGGGTCTTGTGAGCTAACAAACGTCCGAGCAGCGCGCACAACAGCTGCGCGGTTCTCGGGCGTTCGCGCCAACCAGACCAAGCGCCTTGAGAGATACTCCCGGCACCTGTCCCTCAATGTAGGACCAACCTCAGGCTCAAATGGCTCACCGCCCTCAGAAAGAGCGCGGATGGGTGCAACCCGATGTCTCTGGGGTGCACCACAATTAACCGCCCCCGGTGGAGCTGGGGGCTGAGCCTGAGGCCCGGCAGGCCCAGGTGGGGCAGGGACACAAGGCCACTGCACCACACAAGGCAAAACCGGCTGGGGACCTGGTTCACCCTCACGGGGAACCAGGGGGGGAAAATGATCCACGGGAGCAGCCTGTTGTTGGCCAGGCGCCGGGAGAGGCCTAGGTAATCCCTGGCTCCCGCGGTGGTGAGGCATCCCCCTAGCCTCAAATTGGGCCGGGCCCCGCGGTGGGGGCGGGGGAAAATTTCCCCGGCCCCCACGGGCCACCGAAGCCCTGGACGAACGCACCCTGCTTGGACCCCGCAGTTGCGTGCGGGGTCCGCGCCTGAAACCAAGTTGGTCGGCCCCAACCTGGTTGCGAGTGCGGCGCCCTGCACCACCACGACGATCTGGTGGTGGTGCACGGGGTTGATTAATAGGAGGCCCCCGACCCCCCCTCAGCATTTCATTATCCATTTT